ATAGTGCCTCTATTGATTCTGCTATTGATACACCAGCTGAAAGTTGGAGTTTTGCGCTATTTAGTGAGGAAGATTTAACCCTCCCTGATTCAGTGAAAGCAGGTGCAAAAGTTCAAGCTTTTTATGGTGATGAACTCATCTTAACCAGCGTAGCTGACGCTGTGAATGAAGCTTGTGACCGTTCAGGATACGGTTTAAAAATCTCAGGTCGTGATTTGGTTGGACAGCTTATCGATTGCTCTGTCCCTATATTCAATGGTCGCCAAGTTAACCTTGACGTGCTTTTAAGTAAATACGTGCTTGATGGTGAATTAAAGTCACTATTTTCAAATGTAAAAATTCAAAATGATGCTTGGCTTAAAAATAAAATTTCTGTTGAGCCTGGTGAATCTTTATGGGATGCAATTGCTAAAGCTGCAATGGTGACAGGTCAGCATGTTTGGTTAGATCCTGATGGCACAATTCAAGTTGGTGATCCATTCGCTTCCCCTTATCAGGTGCAAGAATCATTAAAACTATATCGAGAAGGCTCTGAAAATAATGTGCTAGATGCAAGTTATGACGAGGACATTTCTAACGTTTATTCAGACATTCGGTTACTCAGCCAGGACTCAAAAGCACAACATATTATTTCCTCTGTAAAAGTCGATACTCAGTTCAGTTATAACCGTTTAAAACTCATTACATTAGCTGATGCTGAAACAAAAGCGGAAGCTGATGCAGCACTTGATAAAGTTAAAAAGGATAATAATTTACAGGCCTATGCACTCAACATAAATGTAAAAGGTTGGGATGTTGACCAAAAAACATGGGCAACTGGCATGTATTTAAACTTTGAAACTGATCGTTTAAATCGAGCGACTGCGAAATGGGCTGTATATGGTCGAACACTCACCCTATCTCGCTCTAACGGTAAAAAGACTGCTCTTAAATTACATCGCCAGGGCGATTGGGCACAGCCGTTAAAACATAAAGAAAAGCCTAAATCGACGACTAAGAAAACTAAGAAAAAATCTAGTAATCAAGGACAAAAACCATGAGTACTGTTGGAGCAATTCAATCACAAGTTGCTAAAGGGCTTGGTCAAGTTAGACAAGCTTTTTGGGGTATTGTTGCCCGTGGTGGTGCTAAGGCTTTGCAATTATCAGGCTTTGCAGATGAAACACTACAAGAAGTTGAATTGGTTCAACAAGTTGGCTTTGCATCATACATCCCTAAAAATGCAAAAGTTGTAGTGATCCCCTTACACGGTAAAACAGCCAAATCTATTGTCATTGCTACATCTAACGGTGCTGTTAACGTGACTGTTGGCAATGGTGAAACATGCGTCTATGACCAATACGGACATACCCTTTGGCTAAAAGCTGATGGTACACATGTTGGTGGCGGTGATCTAATTATTGATGAAGGCAATTTAAAAGTTAACGGCAAAGTAATTGCAGCACAAGACATTGAAAGTGCTGGGCAAATATCTGACTCAGGTGGCTCAATGCAAAGTATGCGTGAAACGTATAACAGTCACGAAGGCCATAGTAGTGGCGGCACACCATCGAATCAAATGTAGAGGCACACATGGCAGTTATTCATTCAGAAAATAAAGATTATGAACTTCAAAGTCTTGATGATGTATTCACTCAAGATGAAATTCAATGTGTGCTTCATCGACTTCAAATTGAGCGTTTTCGGTATTGGGCTAATCCTAACTTAGGTAGTCGCCTCTATTTACTGAAACGATCTAAGGACGTTAGACGCAATCATCTTTTGGCAAAACAATATGCTGAAGAAGCACTTGAAGATTTAGTACCAGGGCGATTTTTAGACCTTAATGTTTCTGTACAAAACAGTGAAGTGGGTCGTATTGATCTTTTAATTGAAGTAACACGCCTGAATGGGCAAATCGGCAAAATTTTATATTTTGTACCTGTTGGAGGTTAATACATGTACCCAATTCCATCATATAACAAGCTCTATTTGACGATTGTTCAAGAGATCCGTGGATTAACAGGATTAACTATTACCGATGACAGTGATGCTGGTATTCGTGCTGCGGGTACAGTCTCTGTTGTAGAAGGCTTATATCATCATCAACAGTACATTCAAAAACAACTTTTTGTAGCAACTGCGGATGAGCCGTTCTTATATGTTCATGCTGAAGAAATTGGACTACCTCGCCAAGGTGGTACATTCGCATCTGGACAAGTGAAAGCAATTTCTAACGAAGCTTTAACAATTACAGCAGGTAGTAAATTAACCAATGGTAAAGGTTATTACTGGACTGTTGTTGAGGATGCAATTTTACAGCAAGACACTCATTCTCTTGTGAGTGTTGTTGCTGATCAAGCTGGCGCATCTTGGAATGTTACTGAAGGTGCTTTGCTTTGGGTTAGTCCTCCAGCTGGCTTAGATGGTTCTGCAACTGTGATTTCCATTGGCGGTGGTACAGATCAAGAACAGCTTGAAGTGTGGCGGTTACGTTTACTCGAACGAAAGAGGCTTGGTGAATATAAAGAACGTCGTGATGATATTGAATTCATGGTGAAATCTTCTGGCAATGTTGAACACGTTTACCACTATCCTAAACGTCGTGGTTTAGGCTCATATGATGTTGCGATTACAGCAAAAGGTACGCCTCCAACAGTGCCATCCGCTGAACTGCTACAAGAGACGCAAGTCATTATGGATGCTTATATTGGAGACTTAACAGATTGCCGCGTATTTAGCCCAACTCCACAACTTGTAGACATTAATGTCGTATTAACTGGTGGAAGTGTTGATGATGTAAAAGAAGTGATTAGAAACTACTTTGCTGAACTCGCCCCATCTGATCCATATCAATATGCAATTCTACTCTCTCGGATTATTGCTGTAGGTGGTGTAACTGACGCAGTTCTAACGCCAAATACCAATATTATCCCTGAAGTGACTTGGCAACATTTGTACTGGTTACGACTAGGCCAATTGGAGATCGTTCATTCATGATTGATCTTCAGCAGCGAACTCAAAAATACGTTGATGTATTCCTTCAACTACTACCGCAAGGTCTATATGACAATGCGTTAGATACGGACATAGCAAAAGATGTTCAAGGACACGCTAAAGTATTAGCTCAAGCCGATATTGATGCTCAAGCACTTTTGGAAACCATTCCAATGGTACAACCAGAGCTAATAGAAGAATATGAAGTAGATTTTGGTTACCACTTAAATGTACGCTATCTACGTCCCTTCCAATTGAAGAGCGTGTACGTATCGTGAAATGGGTTCAAACCAAGTTACGTGGTCTTGAATATTATCGTGAACTCTTTTCTTTTTACGGCATTGAGTTAATTGATTACATCAAGCCCAAACCATTTCAATGCACTCAAAGTTGCAACTTGCCCATAAATACAGAGCAGTTGCGCTTCAAAATCAAATTGATTGTATCTAATCCTAATTCAGTAGATACCCAGTGCATTATTAATAGCTATTTCCCTGCATTTTTTGAAGTGAATGTAGTTGAGGTTTAAATGAATCGTATTGACACAATTAATGCCCGTGAAAACATGTTTGGTGTTGGTAAAAGTGGCTTTCATGACAATGCTGATTTACCTGGGCAAGATGCAACTTATGTAAGCCCTAAATGGTTTAATACTGTACAGGAAGAGCTATGTAACTTGCTTGAACTAAGAGGCATAACGCTTGATCCTGCATCAAAACGTCAGTTATACGATCTTCTAACGACACAGGCTGATCTTGAAGCGCTCGCTGATGAAATTGAAACTAACTTCATTCGTAAAAGTCAGATTGTAGACAACCTAACTACCAATGATGCAGACAAAGTTGCTTCTGCAAAACAAGTCAAAATCTTGCAAGATAATAAACTTGATAAAAGCTCTTTAAACAACACACTAACAAGCACTAGTACTACACAAGCTTTGACTGCTGCTCAGGGCAACATACTAAATAAAAGAACCAGAAAGGCTTTTGCAAATATAAGAGGCACAGGGACACCAGTACTACTTTCATCTGATAACTTTGCATCTATTATCAAAAATGGAACAGGTGATTATACGCTTACTTTTATAGAGCCAATGCCTGATAATGATTATGCTGTTTTTTTT